AAGACATTGTGTACAAAATACCCCACGGCCAAATTTGCAACTAGTTTTGAACAAGCACAACGCAAAGCTCTGAGCGACATGTTTTATGTTGTTTGGGACGATATAGATGTACAAGACAGTTTTACATTTGATTATGAAGTAGCTGAGTGGGATAAGAAGTATGTACATACGTTTTTAAATGATAGTTACTATGACGGCATATGTTTAGTACCAAAAGATCTACACATATCAGCAAAAGAAATAAAACATAGATTTTTTGTAAACAAAAAAGAAGTTGATATAGTAGCAAGTATGCCTGCAAAGTATGACGTTTTTAACATAGATACATATGAAGATTACGAAAATGCACTTGAAAAGTGTAATACCAATATGTTTTGGTGCATATGGAAAAACGTAGAAGTAACAAAAAGTGTCATACTAACGTCATACTTCAGTCATCACAACAGTTATGATAGAAATGAAAATCATGTGTATAAGAATTTATGCAATGATGAAGAAAGTTATCACGGCGGCATTGTACTTGCATCTATTAACAAGCCTTTGTCTAAAAGAGAAGTAGAACATAGATTTTTAATCAATAGAAAAGAAGTTGACGTAGTTGCTAGTAGGTATAGATACCCAAGACATATTGTTAGTTCGTATGAACAATATGAAAAAATACTATTAACAGAAACAAGTCCTTTGTTTTGGTTAGTTTGGGATAACGTTGATGTAACTGATAACACAATATTTGACTTGTACTATAATCCTACAGATGGTAGATACGATGCTGACAGAGATATGCATCATGTTTATCAACATTTGTTTAACGGAGAAGCAACATACCATAATGGTGTTGTGCTATCAACTACTAAACATACATTAGGTAGACGAGAATTTAATAGTAGATATGTAGTTGCACGAAAAGAACATGAGCAAGTAATATCAGAACCGTTGCCTTATGATGTTGCTTTTATCAGCTATAAAGAACCTAATGCTGACAAACACTTTCAGAAACTACAAGATAAAATTAGACAAGAAGATCCGAGAATAAATTTACGTTGGATAAGAGATGTAAAAGGAATACACCAAGCACATAAAAAAGCAGCTGAGATATCATCAACTAGAATGTTTTTTGTAGTAGACGGAGATGCTGATATGTGTGATGATTTTAAATTTGATTACCAAGTGCCTGTGTGGGACGAAACAACCGTGCATGTATGGAGAAGTATAAATCCTGTTAATGGATTACAGTACGGAAACGGTGGCGTTAAATTATTACCAAGACTACTTACAGAAAACGTAGATGTTAACACAACTGACATGACTACTAGTATTAGTGATAGATTTAAAGTTGTAGATCAGTTAAGTAATTATACAGTGTTTAATACTGATGCATACAATACTTGGAAAAGTGCATTTAGAGAATGTACTAAACTAGCAAGTAAAAGTATTACTGGACAAATTGATGATGAAACAGAAGATAGATTGCAAGCATGGCTGCATCCTATACCAGATGCATCATTTAGAGCAGAAGCAAAACGTGGCGCTGAACAAGGCACTGTGTTTGGAAAAGAAAATAAAAACAAGCCCGAAGTTCTTGCACTTATTAACGACTTTGATTGGCTAGAGGAAAGATTCAATGATCAATAAACATTTTTGTGTACCTATATTAGTTGAAGATAACTTTTGCATGGACGATATACCTGCAATGAAAAAAGTTATTGATAATGAAGTAAAGCCTAACACAACATTAGATGCACACATTCAAACAACACATGGCACCAATCAACAGTTATTCCAGCACAGCGAGTTTAATAATTTTAATCAAGCTATGTTAGAAAAGTCTTTCCACTTTATGAAAGACCTTGGCTATGCTGGAGAAAATGTAGGCATTACAAATATGTGGGCAAACAAAGTAGGCAAGCATGATTATCATATGCCGCATGTACATGGTGGCGCAATTGTTACAGGAGTGTATTACTTAGATGCTCCTAAAGATGCAAAGATTAATTTTAGTACAGCAAGTTATGATTTAGAAATACATCCTGAAGAACAGACAGAATACAACGAAACTAAAGTTTCTTATGATTGCAAGCCTGGTAGATTAATCTTGTTTAAAGGAACAACTAAACATTGGTGCGATAGTCATTTACAAGATGATTACAAATACACACTAGCATTTAATATTGCAAGGCGCTTATGAATAATACTTACGAGCAAATACCATGGCAAGATATTACGGAATTCGGCCAGAAAACTCTCCTAGAGAGCCATCTTTTCACAGTCTCTTGGATCACCACTAGATATTGTAATTATTCGTGCAGTTATTGCTGGCCACACGCAAGATCTAGTGTCCCAGACAAGAAGCCGACAGAATTGTACTTAAAGACCATGGATAGTATCAAAGCACAAGCTCGTGCAAATAACTTTACAAACTTCCATTTTAGTTTCAGCGGCGGAGAGCCCACAGCAAATAAACAGTTTATGCCATTAGTTGAGCATTACTGTAATGACACAGAAGCTGAGTATCAAAGCATACACATGACTACAAATCTATCACCAGGCCCTATTTGGTGGGATAAGTATATACATAACACAAAAAGTTTACAACGCCGAAGTGTTACAGCAAGTTTTCATGCAGAGTTTGCAGATGAACAAAAGTTCGGTGATACATGTTTACAACTTATGGAAGGAGGAGTATATGTTACAATCAATCAAGTTATGGTGCCGCAAATGTTCGAAGAACTTTATGAACGCCTGGAACGATTTGCCGCCAGAGGTATTAACGTCACTCTCAAGCCCCAGTCCGATCCAACCGCCTCCCACGTGGTACATGGATACACTGAAGACCAGATCACAATCTTGCGACAAGGATTCCCACAGCAAGTCTACGGAGAACAACTTGCCCAAGTAGCACTATACGATGCTAAAGGAAACGAATACGAAATAGATCAAGCAGAACGTTTTAATGCATTTGGATTTAATAAGTTTCAAGGATGGGAATGTAATGCAGGGTATCAAGGTATCATAATACGAGATACTGAAGTAAGACGTAGTCATAGTTGTCACGATGACATACTAGGTACTACAACTGGCGGCTTTGAAATATTTAAACAACCAAAGCCGTGTATAACTCCTAGTTGTATGAGTAGTGCAGATAGTAAACTACCAAAGAGAAAAATATGAAGTTTGGAATATTAGGTCATGGCTTTGTTGGCAAAGCTACAATGTTAGGATTAAGATTACCTAACGACACAATTATACATGATCTTAATTTGAATACAAATAGAAGTATATTAGACGATGCTGATGTAGTATTTGTATGTATTCCTACTAATACACAAACTGACGTTAACATATTAATTAGCGAGATAGAACAACTAAAAGCAGATACAGTTATAATCCGTAGTACATTGCCAATTGGTGCATGTGAAAGAATAAACAAACCTTGTGTAATATATATGCCAGAATTTTTACGAGAAAGACATTGGGAAACTGATTGTCTTAATCGTCCTTTAATTGTAGGGTGCAACAGTGAAGTTCCAACATGGCTTAATGACATTTATGATATAGTAACATGCTCTACAAAAGAAGCAGAGCTTGTAAAAATGTTTTCAAATAATCTTGCTGTAATGCGTATTGCTTTTGCTAACACATTTTACGACCTAGCAAATAGTGTTGATGCAAACTATGATGCTGTTAAAGATATGTTTCTTGCTGTACAGCCAAAACAATCATATTTAGATGTACCAGGGTTTGATAATAAACAAGGATTTGGCGGAAAGTGTTTACCAAAAGATTTAGATTTCTTAATTTCTACATTAGATGTACAAGGTATAAATTCAACAGTCTTTAAAGAAATAAAAAAGTTAAACAAAGAGTGGCAAGATGAAGGTTGATATACAAGACGTATTATTTTGGATGGATGCTATTCGAGATAGTGATGATACATATCGTACACTTGAAAGTTTTTGGAAAGGGCAAGTAAACAGCAAAGTATGGTTAGCTGAGAACCTATTAGAATTTGTACCCGTTAGACCGTTAAATATCGTCATACACGGTGGGTGGAACGGAGTGCTGGCAAGTATACTCTTTAACTCTAATATTGCTGTACAGCGCATTACAAGCGTTGATATAGACCCTGTGTGCGAAGATATAGCAAACACTGTAAACAGACGTTACTTAGATGACAACAAATTTAGTGCTGTAACAGCGGATATGTGTGAACACACTAGTGATGCTGATGTAGTTATTAATACAAGTTGCGAGCATATTACACAAGAACAATACAACAAGTGGCTAAGCAATCAACCAAATAATGCTACAATTGTATTGCAGAGTAATAATTATTTTGAGCTAGACGAGCATATTAGGTGTTCCTCTAGTGTAGACGATTTTATAAAAATGTCTAACATCCAGGTCCTTTACAAAGGAGAGTTAGAAACGCCTAAATACTATAGATATATGATTATAGGAATAAAAGAAGAAAAGAAGAATGTTTAAATTTAATCAATTAGAAAATATTCATCTTGAAATAACAAATAGATGCCAGGCTAGTTGCCCAATGTGTAGTCGAAATATACACGGCGGCTTAGAAAACCCATTGATTAAAAATCAAGACTGGACAATAACAGATTTTAAGAAAATATTAACTACTGAAGTATTACAACAATTAAAAGGATTTTACTTTTGTGGAAACTTTGGTGATCCTATTATTAATAACGATCTAATAGATATGTGCAGTTATAGTAGAGATGTTAATCCTAATTTAGATGTTAGAATACATACTAATGGCGGCGCACGAAGTACAGATTGGTGGAAGAAACTTGCAAAGGCATTGCCAGTAGGCCACAATGTTATTTTTGCAATTGACGGATTAGCTGACACTCATAGCCTATACAGAGTAGGTACTGACTTTAACAAAGTATTAGAAAATGCTAAAGCGTTTATTAGTGCAGGCGGAACAGCAGAATGGGCGTTCATAAAATTTAAACACAATGAACATCAACAAGGCGCAGCAGAAGAATTAGCAAAAACACATGGCTTTGCTAGATTTACTTATAAAGATAGTGCAAGATTTGTTGCTACTGAACAGTTTCCAGTTTATGATGCAGCTGGTAATACAACACGGTATTTAGAACCACCTACTGGCAGTAAAATTAATCTTATTACACAAGACGTAATTGACAATTATAAAGACATTGTAGATGCAAGTGAAATTGATTGTTATGTAGCCCAAACAAAAGAAATTTATATAGATGCTTATAAGAAGATTATGCCCTGTTGTTTTTTAGCAAGTATTCCTTATAACTATGCTGCTACAAACGATACTACAAAAACTATTAGATTAGAAATTGAACAACAGTACGCTGACTTAATAAAAGATTTAGGAAATACAAATGCATTAGAGCATACTGTGCAATCAGTAATAGATTCCGATGCTTGGCAAACAGTATGGGACAAGTATTGGGGTATAGAAAAGTTAATTACATGTGCCAGGACTTGCGGAGTAAATAAACTTAGTAAACCAAAAGATCAGTTTATAGAGCACACTGAACTATGAGTAAGGAATAAAATAATGTCTGACTTAGAAAAATATCAAGCTGAAATAGCAAAAGTAAGTGGTACCGAAACATTTTGTGTGCTACCGTGGATACACTTTGCTACTAGGCCTAACGGTGATATGCGCTTATGTTGTTCGTCTAACGCAAGCGGAGCAGGCGG